CTCTCTTCCTTTGTATACACATTGCACCAAAGGACCCATATTAAGATAGATAGAATCAGTATCTGAAGCAATAACATAATCAACATCATCAGTTTTCAACACCTTATTTAGATACTTATTCATTTTGCCTTCAATCCAACGGATTGATACTTGCCCAGACAAAGTAATTGCCTCAGCATTTGCCAATTTATAGTATCTAAAATATTGGTTTCCAATGGCACCATAAGCAGAGTTCAAAGAAATTTTCTTTGCCATCTGAATATTATTACAACGAGCAATCTCCTTTTCCAAATCTCTGGTGGGAGTTTTCTCATATGCTTTCTTTGCCTCAATCATCTTCTTTTTGAAGATCACTCGGTCTCCATACATCTTCTCCATCAACTCAGGGAGGAATCCCTTCACGTCCTTACGATACATTGCACCATTGGCACAAACCGCATAATCCTTATAGAGTTCAAAGTTGATTTGCTCCTGGAGAATTCTATCCACAGTTGCTTGAGGATGCCTCTCATCTAGAAGTGTTTCTGGAGAGATATTATATTGCATAATAAGATGAGGATACAGAGAGTTGAGGTCAAAACTGACAACCCAATCATAAATCCCAGGAATTGGTTCTTTGACATATGCCCCTGCGTATTTTTCATCCTTTGATGATTTATCTTTAGGGGGAATAACAATGTTGCGTTTCTTAAGGTAATTGTAAATAATGGCATCCCAAGTTCTTACCTGAAAAAACACATCATTATAATTAACCTTAGCATCATATGCCATGGTCAAAAGCAACTCAATGAGTTTCATCTTGTCTTCCAGTTGGTCAACAAGTTCAACGTCTTTGATGTTATAGTCAACAAACTTTTGCCAATCTTTAGTATAGAAATCTCGGAAAGTATCAAACTCGGAGTGGTCCAACTTTTTTTGTCCCAGTTCCACAAATGCAATGTGGTCAAGTCGATATGATTCTTGGTTTGTGTAAGTGAATTTCTTATACAAATCAAGATAGTCAATCACAGACACACCAGCAATCTCATAGGAGATTTGCTCCCTACCCTGAATAACAAGTTCTTTCCTGCGAATATTTCCCCAAGGAGAAAGACGACGTGCTTCCTTCTCACCCAGAATACGTTCGATACGTCCAGCAATATACGGAATATCATACAACTCACAGTTCCATCCAGTGATGGCATCTGGAGTATTCTGTTGCCAAAATGCAAGGAACCGATAAACCAAATCGATTTCATCAGAACATCTTACATAGGCAACATCCTTACGAGTGTTCTCATACTGCCGAGCATTTGCAAAGCAAACAATCTGCTTTGTTGCATAATTCTGCAGAGTAATTGTCAGAATTTCTTCTGCACAATCAAAGACATTTGGGAATCCACCTTCAGCAGAAACCTCAATGTCAATTGTAAACAATCGAATCTTTGTAATATCAAATTTGATTTCTTCTTCTGGATATTTGTCCGAGATATACTGTGCTTTGTAGTTGTCATTACCATAGACAGTAAATCCTTCAACCTTAGAATATTTGTCCAGAAATTCCTTACAGTCAGAAATCTTTCCAGGTTGAATAGGTTCGACTGGATATCCATCCAACGTTCTATATTTTGTTTTTTTCTTTGAAGGAACAAATAGAGTGGGTTGATAATCCTCTTCTATTTGAAAGTATTCACCATTGTCATAACCACGGACCAACATTTTATTAAATTTTTCATAGACGTTGGTGTAAAATCTCATTGTGTAAGTTCTAGATATTTGTCAAGAATAGTTTTTTTAGGTTCAACCATAGTTAAAATTTTATCAGAACTAATCATTAGTTCTTTAGTTTTTGTATAATCTGTCATCCAAGGTTGCATATCATCACCATTGATGATATACGGATTTATTAACTTACAATCAGGCTGTCCCAAATCTGCAACAACTTCTTCTACTTCACATATCAGGAATGTATTGTTCGTTAAGAGAACTAACATCATCATCTTCTCCGAGTCCATTCATTTTCTCCTCATAAGATTCTTTTACCATATCAATCGGTTCAACAATTGTTACAATCCAATCTTTTTTTACTGGAATATTTTTATCTTTAGACAAAGGCATCCAAGGAATGAAAGAAACTTTATATTCTCTTTCATTTTCATCTTCCATCAAAACAGTATTTGATATTAATTTAACAACTACTGGATTAGAGAAAATGAGGGAAATTACATTTCCGTCTTCATCTACAAGTTCTTTGATGTCTGCAACAACATCTTCTCCTGATTTTAATACTGCTAATTTTACTGCCATATCAACAACATAGGTTAATTCTAGTCTACCAATAAAAAAGGGGGAAGTCAACTGGATTTTGCCAGTCGTTCCCCTGCGCCGACGATATTCAATTATATTTATAGATAATCTTTTCGTTTGTGGTGGTCGGGAACAATCTTCTTTAAGTGGACAGAGAGGAGTCCGTCTTCAAAGGATACATCTGCGACTTCTGTATCGTCTGCCAGTGTCCAGGCTCTCTTGAAAGATCGTTGAGCCAATCCCTTATGGACGTAGTTGGTTTCAGATTCTTTATCCTCTTTTTGTCCTTCGACAAATAGTTTCCCATCTTGTGTATAGACATAAACCTCCTTCTTCTTAAATCCAGCAAGTGCAAGTTCAAGACGTGATTCTACGTTGCTTACTTGAACTAGGTTGTAAGGGGGATAGTTAGAAGTTGTTTCGTGAATCTTAAAAATACGATCAAAGTATTCATCCATTCCAATTGTGTTGCGATTAATTCTCTCCAGCAAAGCAGGAAGATCCGCAGCCTGATATTTCATCAGATTAGTCATTATGGTAGCTCCTTTAAAAGCGAGTTTGTGTTTTGTGGACCCCGAAGGCATCCTTAATATTATATATCATAAGACACTAAAAAAGGGGGTGTTGACCCCCCTACAAAATTATTCGGTTTCCCCTTCAACTCTTTTTTTCTTAGCACCAATATTATATTTGGTTTCCAAGATCCAATCACCCTTATCCTTATAAGATAGAACTTTAATTTGATTAAGAGGTGCAATATCTTGAATCTTATTAACATCAACAACAGTAATCAATCCCCAATCAGCAAGTAATTGAGTAATTCTATTACGACGTTGAACATCATTTACGGTAAGGTTTGCTGGTTTTCCATCCAAAGCAAACAATTCCTTAAAATGAACAAGGTAGTACTTACCTTGTTTATGCAGAATATGGCAAGATTGATAAATCTTTTTTTCTTTGCGTGATGCTACACCAATTCTGGTAAGAGTCTCACGAACCTTCAAAAAATCATCTGGTTCATTAAGAATAACTTCCACCATTTGGTCTGGTGACCACTTCACTTCAGGTTCTTGAACGACGCTCATTTTGTTCCTCCAACATCAAGTTTTTGTTTAATGAAATTAATTTGTTCTTCAGAAAGAATCCTCAACGCTTGCTCTGCCTTTTCAGTACTATATCCATAGTAAGATTTGACGTATTCAAGGTCTTTAATTTTTTCCTTTTTTATCCAAGGAGAAAATCTCTTCTTGGTTCTCACAGTATTTATAAGAAAATCATATTGAAGTTTCTTATCTAGTCTGTTATTGATATTTAATTCATTAACAAACATAATACAATCAATGCTGCCACTGAGGCACTTATTAACAATATACGGGGGATACTCCTTTTCAAGAGTACGGTCTTCATCAAGAAGATTTTTTTTTGTTTGGTTAATTGAATTTAACCAATCTTTCAATTCAACCATTTCACGAACTATCAAAGAATTATCTTTTTCTCATTTGGAGTAATCAATTTACTTCCAAACATCTCATTATATTTTTTACAAAGATCCTCTTGAACTTCTACTTTGTATATAATATGAGTTTTAGATAAAACTATTTCTGGTTTATCTTGATTAATAACTGTTGCCCAAGGAGCAAATCCTACACCATTATTTGTAGGAAGAACTACAAGAGCATTCTGAATAGTAATTGTATCTTCTGTTTCAGAAAGAAGTTCGGCAACCACTTCTTCACCAGTTGTAATACGTAGCAATTTTACATCAATCATTTAAATTTACACTCCACCATAATTTCAGTTAAAGCAGCAAGAAGATTAATTTCTTGGTCTGCCACAAATGCTGCTTGGTACTGATACTTAGCAACAATAAGGACGGCAGCAGCAATAGAAGGACCATCTAGGATTTCATAACAAGCATCATAAACACGACGTAGAAGTACCCCAGAATCATTGTCCAAATTACTAACTACCCATTTACGTACTTCAGGAAAATTCTTTTCCTTAAGACTTTTAATCAGGTCATCAGTTTTTATCTCCGAGAACGAGGAGAGAATGCCTGTATCAATTTCTCCACCCACCGAGTACCTTTGGCATTCATTGAGGACTCTCCTCCAGTCTGGAAAGTGTTTGTTGATGAGTTCTGCAAGAACTCTTGTATCGAACTTAATGTTTTCCAGTTCAAGGATTTGCTGGAGTCTTTTGAAGAATCCTGCTGCGATTGCTGGTTTTTGTTTTGAAGTGATTGAGAACTCAACGACCGCACACCTTGAATGAAGAGGTTCAATGATTTTGTTCTTGTAGTTGCAGGTGAAGATGAATCTGCAGTTGCCACTAAACTCCTCAGTAAACGCCCGTAGGAGGAGTTGAACGTCATTGGTTGTGTTATCTGCCTCATCAATGATGATGACTTTGTGTTTAGCAGACGACGTAAGTGATAAGGTCGAAGCAAAGTTTTTCGCATTGTTTCGGACAGTATCGAGGAATCTACCCTCGTCGGATCCATTGATGACATAAAC